ACTATCAATCAATCATTAATACCACTGCTTAAATTGGTATAGTCTGTACTCTATCAATGCTCGTAGCTTATCAACTCAAACAATAGACAATCCCTTTAGTATCAACGTGTTTCACTGATTTAGACCATTCCTGTATGTTTCTGGAAAATTATGATTTTTCGGAAAGATGTTGGTTGGTAAGCTACAGAATCCTTTAAAATAAAGGGTTTGTATATATACTAGGTATTTTTGGACTTTCACGCTCAGAGCGTTTGGGGCGTGTTATGTTTAGTCAAAATATTTTTGCAACCCTAACCTTATTGCAACCCTATATTTTTCTACAATTTTTAGCTATTGCAACCCAATATGTGATATAATAGTAACTGTCAATCAATACTAAATATTAGGAGGAATTATAAGATGATTGAACTACAGATAGCAGGTTTAAAAGCTAATATTGAAGCTAAATTGGAAGCTATTAGGATGAGTAACCCTTTATATTACCATCAGTTTAAGAGTAGGTATAATAAGTTACTGAAGACTTATAAGACTAATGACTACCTAGAAGATATGTGGGTAGAGTTAGAGGAATTACTAGGAGCTGTAGATGATGTATTAAGGGGGGCTGACTAATGGATAATAAGGTTGAAAAAGCTTGGGTACGTTTCTTTCCACAACAGAGTAAGTTTAATGGAATATCTACTAAAGGACATCACTTAGGTTGGGGTAAATATTTAGGTACTCTAGCTATTATGATTGACTACTTAAAGGCTTGTGGTCTTGATGAAGAGTATGAAAAGTACCGTTCTGTAGTTAAAGATAGATGGGATAGACATGATAGGCTTAGTTATAGAGAAATTGAAAAGATGAAGG